GTAGAGAGTATACAGCAGAAGGACAAAAAGTAGCAGATAAAATTGCCGATTTACAGAAGACGATTATTACTAAGAATCTCGAGTATAACAACAAACTGAGAGATATTGAGAAGGACGAACGAGCTAGGATAAAGTACGCTGGTGAGGCAGAATCTAATATACGTGCTAATGCGCCAGGCGGATTGAAATCACCTGATACAAACAAAGCTGGATTATTAGTACCTGATATAGAACTGTATCATGCAGCGAGTAATAATCCGTACGTATATACAGTGGAACCTGATCCCGGCGGCTTTAATACTAACACAAATACTACTAGCAGCAAGGCAGTAAAACGCGACCTTCCTAAAGTTGACGGGCACCAATATACAGCACGGGAAATTTACCAGAAAGCTCAAGCTAGAAGCATGACTGTGCAGGATTACTTAGAGACAGTATTCTATCCAATGCTAGAGCAACAAGTTCCGTGGCACGTTAGGAAGGATTTACGATGAGTGCTGAATGACTTCAGTGAGGTTAGATTTTAACCAAAAGGTCTTGGTACAGCTAACCGCCGAGGCAACGCCGAGTCACTGATCTTGTCCTGCTAACAGCGCGGGAGGCATTTCTCCCGAAAGGGCATCTTCTTAGGAATTGCGACTTGCTAGCTGTCAAGGAAGCCTCCGCCCGAAGGGCATCCTTGACAGTGAAGCAATAAAGCAATTACGCTCCTATGCCCTGGAGGGAAAATGACTCCGAGAGCTGCATACGGAGATAATAAGTAATGGCAACTACTGTAGCTCCATTAGATTTTGAACGATTGCTACTTGAAAGTGCTGAAGAAGCTGAGAAGAAATATCCACGCATCTCACCTACACCTACTCCTCCTGGCGGTCCTAAGCCGGACTTGGAAGATGCTTTATTATCACACTACAATCGTAACCGAGCACCAGGACAACAGCTTAAATTAGGTGAGCTGCCTACTCCAGTAGAACCACCACCTCCTGAACCCGGTATTCTAAAAAAAGCTGGCGAAGCAATAAGTAGTGCTGCTGGCACTGCTGCAAAAATTCCTGGACAAATTTACGAATCATTACCAAGCGCGAGTTCAGTCTCTGAAACAGCGAGTACTGTTGGATCAGCTGTCGGCTCAGTAGCAGAACAACTAGTTCCTGATGTAAACAAGCCACGTACAGGAACTAACTTAAGAGCAGCGCCAACTATTACTGGAACTACACCGCCACCCAGAAAAACGGATTTATTAACCGGACTAGGTGAAGCTGCATATACAATTACGCGTGATGTAGTTGGTGGGGCATTTGGCGCTGCAACTGCAGTGAGTGATATCCTCAACTCACAATTAGCACGTATTGCTCGTGGCGGACCGATGGCAGGTGGACCAGAAAGTCCTACACATTATCGTGACATTTTTCGAGAAATGCAAAAAACTGTTAATTCTATTGCGTACGAACCAAAGTCTGATATTGCCAAAGTGGCTCATAAAGCTGTCGGTGGTGTCGCTGGCTTGGTAAGTGATGTAGCTGATCTAGCTGGTAAAGCTGGACAATATCTAGGACTCGATGAGGATCGTGCAAAGGTACTTAGTTTTGCCGCTGAATTATATTTGTTCTATAAACTTGATGCGGGTGTACGTAGAGCAGCTCCTGCAATACGTGCAAAAGTGAGCGAGTTTGGCGAGCGTATGTCTAAGATGAAATCTGATGGTGATTTTACTGCCTCAGGCGCTGAGCGTGTTGCACAGGACTTATATGCGACTGTTAATCGTAGTCCTGATGCAAGCCGCGCATTAACTGAGGCTCGACAGAAGCTTATTGGAGAGGCTGGCGATCCAGGCGGACAGATGGCACGTGATTTTCCAGTAGAAGGTGGTCCAGCTGGCGTAAGTGCTGCTATTGATCCAGCAGCAATACAAGCTTATAAAGACACACTACGTGCACGCGCAACAGAATTACGCAATCAAGGTGCTGGACCAACACGCATACAGAATGAGCTTGCTAAAGTACCTAAACCTGAACCACGCCCGGCGTCAGAAGCACCTAGACCTACTACTGAGCCTACGCCTCAACCTCAACCAGCACCTACATCTGAGGCTCAAAGAGCCGCTCCTACAATGGAGCGTCCAGTACAGCCTGAAGTTGTAGTTGGACAAGATACTGCAGTTGCAAGGCCTACATCAACGCGTCCGTCTTTAGCTGATATGAGTGCACGGCCAGAGTTCGTCCAACAGAGCTTACGTAATGAGCTAGAAATGGCCGAGCGTTGGGGTATCACGGATGATATTATACGTTTAGCATCAGAAGGTCGTGTAGCGGAACAGATAGTTACTGCTTTGCGTGCTCGGGTTCCATCTAGTGTATCTAATGCTGATCTACGTACTAATGTGCGAAGTGTTAGAACTGCCTACGCGATACCTAATATGGATGAAGTGCGTGCAGGTGAAGGAACATTACCGCCTATGCCTCAAGCACCTACTGAACCAGCTGAACCAGTGAGGCCTACATCTCCAGTTGAAGCTGCAGCTACTGTCACTCCCGAAACTGTTCCAGCACCAGTTTCATCAGAGTCGATGGTAGCTGCGGTTCCACCCGTTGTTCCAACGCCTGCACCTGAGCCTCCTTCTATAAGCGTTCCTAATGAGTTTGCAGATAGAGCACGTCAGTTGTTCAATGACGCTCGTATAGCAGGTACTCCGTCAGAACGTGTCAATAATTTGCGTGATTTGAAAACTCTCGCACGTGATGCTGCAGGTAAGCAGCCATTATATGTTGGCTTGCGACGTATGGGATTTACACCAGAAGAAATAACAGGACTCGAACAAGAGCTACGTAAAGTACGTGCAAAGAAAGCTGAAGCAGCTCCAGCTGCTAAGCCAGCTGTGCAGACTGCAGCTAGTGAAGCTGTACTCGAGAACGCGCCGGCAGGAACTGAAGTAGAAATACCTGCACCTACTGAACCAATAGTAGACACTTCACCTGTCATCGAGAAGCCTAAACGTAAACGTAGAATAGTTAAGGCACCACCTGAGACTCCTACTGAAGCTGCAACTCAACCAGCTCCTGCTGAAACTGGTGAAGTACGCTACTATGGTGTACGTGGCGTTAACATGCTACAAGACTTCGTAGGATCAGTTCCACTTATTAATGGTGGTACTACATTACCTCGAGCACCAATACAAGTACGTGCTACACAAGGAGCAAAACCTGATGCTATATTCATCGACACCAGTGGCCTAAGCACTAGAACAAAGTGGTCAGATATCGACGTGCAGCAAGAGCGTGGTCGTATGAGTGAAGAGATAGCAAATGCTTTACGAGAGAATCTACGTAGGCAGGCTGAGCTATCAGGCAAACTTGTTGAAGAAGCACATACATTCACTGGACAAGAACTCACGCGTGAAGCAACTAGAATTGCAGCTGAAACTGGCATCGACTTGTACGTGAAGAAGGGTAAGAACTATGAACTCATACCTAAGGATGTCGTCAGGACTGATGCTCGCCTTAATCGTGGTGACGATTTGGCTCCTACGCCGATTTCAGCTGAGGCTGCAGGTGCATATGTTGAGAGCAAAACAAGTGATATTGGCCCTGCTCAAATCAGAGAGATCATGGAAGCTATAGAGCAAGGTGTTGATATTACTGATCGTTTACCAAGTGAATTAGTACCACACTACAAAGCAATGCGTGATGCAGAGCGAGCTGGAATTGACACTTCTGAACGCCGTTCGTTTATTGATATACTAAACGACTTGAATACTATGCTTGGTGAGCAAGGTGCAATAGGCGGCAACTTTACTCGTGAGATGCGTATGGCTGCACAGCGATTGCAAGCTGATATGCGTAAGGCAGGCAAAGCTACTCGAGAATTCCTGTTTGGTGCACGTCCACAAGACGTAGCAAAGTTTGAGAACTATCTTGACAGCATCAATAATGCACCTCCACCGAATTCTACGAATCCAAGGAATATGCGCTTCGATCCTGAGAACGTAATACGAGGAGATCGTGTAGTTAAGCATCGAGTAATAAGTAGAATTACTCACCTTGAAGCACCACCATTATGGAATAGTGAAGTTAAAGGCTTGCAAGGAGCACGTGATATTAAGCCTGGTGGAACTGAGTGGGACTTGAAGTCTCCAATACGCCAGCACAAAGCAGCAGGTACAGAATTCCTATACTACGCATACCGTACTGCACAGAAGAACCTCAATGCTGAGCTGGGTGTTTTGCACTCAGATATGCAAGAGATTGCTCGTGGCTTCAGTTCGCGTTCCTTAGAGAATGTTGGCGCTAATGGCTATCAGCGTCAAGGGGGAGATGGACAGCGAATACTTACTTATAATAAGGTAACTCCTAAGCCACTTACTACTCCTGAAAGACAGCTGCAATCTAAATTAGATGAAGTGTATGCTGCATTCGAGACACGACTGAATGAAGTACGCGAGGCAACAGGACGCGAGCCGCTAGCGCATGTTGATAACTACCAGACATTCGCGCGCACAATAAACGTATTAAATCACCTAGGAATCAAGGTAGATTTAGCACGGGATTCAACAGCGGATATTCACGCGAAGTACATCAAGCATCGAGCTACGAACTTTCCTTATGTAGTACGCAAGCACGCATTCTACACAGCAGAAATGAACGCACTAAAGATACTCGACACTTATGCACAAGCGGCACTCAAAGATATTCACATGAGCCCATTCCTTGCGAAGATGACTGAGCTTATTGATACGCTACTGCCTGATCCAGTTACTGGTAAAGAGACTTGGTCATTGCAGGACCAGAAACCAGGGCTTTATAAAGAGCTTCGTAGGTGGACGGACTTCCTTGCCACTGGCACAAACTTAGAAATACCAAACACTGTTAGAATGGTACTTAATACAGTTAATAAGAACGTAGCGTACGCTACACTATCAGGTCTAGTGAGATCAGGCGGCATTCAGTTAAGTACATTAGTAAATACTAGTCAAGCACTCGGGATGACAAATACACTAAAGTCAGCAACTGAGATACTAGCTGGTCACATAGCGCATCCATTTTCCGGCGGCACTGCACGTGATTTCGCAATAAGGAATAGTGAGATACTCAGCTCACGTAAGTTCATTGATGGCTACAATGAAGCAGCTGCTGCATTCACAGGACGTAGGCCGCGTGACTTCTTTCACGCAATACGAGTAGGTGATTTTGGAAGTGTACAGCAAGCAGTAGGTCAGCCCGGCTTCAAGTTACTTGAGTTGATGGATATGGAAGCAGCAGTGATAACTTGGAATGCCGCCTACAAAATCGCCAAGGGCAGCAAGATGGGCTACAGTCATAAGGATTCAGTGCGCTATGCCGATGACTTAGTTGTACGCACACAAGGAAGTACGATGCCTGGTGACTTAGTTGGGTTTCAGCGTAATGCAAGAGGCAAACTAATTACTCAGTTTCAGACGTTCTTAATCAGCGACTTCAACTTCCTTAGGGATGAAGTGCTAAGTAAAGGTAAGACTGGCGGTGGAGGTGGAGGAAATATACCTCCAGGTGGAGTACCTAGCGGAACTGGTAGCTGGGAAACTGGCGGCAAGCGTACCAAGACACAGTTTGCAATCAACGCAATACGATTACTGATCTATACGCAGATCATGAATGAGCTGTACAAAATGCTGCACATTCAGCCACCTTTGCCTGATCCAGTTGAAGATGTGCGTAAAGGTATGAAGGAAGGTCATAGCTTGCCACGACTAGCTATTGATCTTGCAGTAGGTCAAGCTGAGCGACTTCCATTTATAGGAGGCATGCGGTACGGTAAAGGTATAGCTGGACCAGCAATAGAAACTACGCGAGACTTAGCACGCTCGTACCGTGGTGATCCACTTAGTCCTCCGTGGTGGGAACCAACAGCTACAATGTTAGGTGTTCCAGGCACTAGGCAAGTGAGTAAGACAGCACGCGCATTAAAGCGTGGTGAGAATCCTTATGATTCAGTGATGGGTTGGTATTCTCAAGAGACAAGTAGAGGTGGACGTGAGCGTGGAGAGCGAAGAGAAAGAAGCTCAAGATAGTTGTTGAGGTTAGATTTTAACCGAACTGTACGGGCCAGTAAGTCCTCCAGGGTTATTCCAACTTACCCTGCTTTTGCTAACTGGCCCGCATCTTCCCGTCGCCAACAATCCGAAGATCCCCAAACCCTTCTTCTATCAGCAACCAAAGCGCAGTAATGGACTGCTACCAGTCCTGCGGCATCCCGCGTAGACGCGGAAATGACTAATTAACTTGTTCGTTTTGTGATATTCCTTTACCAAAGTCCGGATTCACATGTACCTTCTTTGTAACTGGTGCATAAACTAAGACACCCATAAGCTCTAATGTTTCCACCATCTTCATCAAGTGAAATTGTGTAGTGTCGTGTGCGAACCTATTCATTAAGTATCGCATAGTTACCTCTCGATGCTTCAATATCTCCTCCATAACCTGCGGAAGTATCTCAGCATAATCACTTTTACCTACTCCACTGAGTGCTCTCATCATAGGTATCTCAGCTTCATCTAACATCTCTACTGCACGAATAAAGTCTACTTCACGTAGCTTCATTTCATCGCTACGTGATGCACTCAGTATCATACTCAACTTCGTAGCAGTGCTCGCCTTCCTACTATAATATGCAGCAAATCTCGCATCTTGTATCACTTGAGTTTCTTGTGATTGACTTACGTACCATTCAGTGCGGGTTGTTATGTAGTCATTTGTTGCAAGGAATGGTCCACCTAACAACGAAATCTCTTCGAGATCAGCGATTAATTTCTCTTTCAATTCTATATTCTCAATTGGCACAGGTACAGTTTTACCACGCCTGTCAGCATATATAAACAGCACTCGACTAGCGAATCCGCCACCTACAGCTTCAGCTGGCAGTGCTGCTTGTATCTGTTCAGGTGTAGTTGCAGCTAGCATGTTAAGCCATGCACCAGTTATTTCGAATGTGCCACCTCCTTTAGTTCTATATGACCAGTCGTCTGCGCAGTCGTACAGGTCTGTAAGGTCAGCCAAGAACTGTGAATTTTTGTAACCTATGAATACAGTAAGCTCTTTACTAAACACTGTCAGCGAACAGTGATTCATAAACTTACCAGCATCGAATTGAGTAGTTACTAAGCACGAACTTAACTCCTTAATAAAATACTCAGGTGTCAATCTATCTGCTGATAGCTTAATACCAAGTGGTCTAAGTATACTATAGCCAGAAGCCATAGCTGTACCTTTACGTGGTTCACCTGGAGGACCAGTTAACACGATATAGAGATTTGGATACCACGTTTGACTACCCCACTTTAGATAGCATTTACGTTGTAAGGCAGCAGCGATCACTGATACTCCAACCCACTTACGATAAAGTTCGCACGGTTCTGTTTCCTCAGTAAAGTAGAGGTACGCATCTAGGAAATCACTCAACTGACGTGTCATGCCCCACCTCTTTTTAGGAACATTAAGTAATTTGTCATCTCATGAATTAACTCATCGAGTGCTGCTTTCTCATACGTATTTAATAGACGTATACTTAAGTCCTTATTAAAAAGTAATGGTGTGTAGCACTCAATGCACATAGTCAAATCATCTTCTTCCGGCCTTGCTGATATAGCAGCTCCTTTTTCTGTTACTGCATTTAGAGTATGTCCACAAGTAGGGCATTTACTTTCAGGAACTAGCTGAAAACCTTCCTCAGTTGGCATAACTAAACCCCCAGCGTTATTATTGCATCTTGTAAATATGCTTCTAGCATACCAGCATCTTCGCTGAACTTCGATCCCTTCAGCTCAACTCCCTTATTTTTGTTGAGGCAAGTATTCACTACTAAATCAACAGGCACAACAAATTCCAGGTTGCGAAACCGCAATGGGGCTTCCAGTGAAGCTTTGATGCTTAACAGAATCTTAGCATGATCTGACAGCGGTAAACTGAGCGGCACTTGTATACTAATTGAGTCATGTACTTGAGTTAGCAGTTCAACGTACTGGAACAAAGGATCGCTGTTGTAATACACGTAATTCAATCCTTGCTCATTAACTAAGTCACCACAAGTACCTTGAGGAATACACGAATACGCTTCGTTAAGCAGTTTATCATCCTGCTTACCTAAGAAGGTAACCTTTCTACCGAATAGATTAGTTAATGTGCGTGTCTTTTTAATTGATTCCTCTACGTATTTCCAGTATCCTCCTCTAAGTCCTGGATATGCCATATGATATCCGTCATAAATAAATTTAGCTTGTCGTTCAGGAATTTCATAGAGCAGGCTGAAAGACTTGTAGCCGAAACCGTAATTGAAACCGTGATTTGCTCGCTTTGCCCAATCTCTCTCACTGTAAGTACCATTTCCGATAGTGCTCGATCCTGGCACTGAACTGATTTCGTCGTAAGGCTTATTAAATATGAGCGATCCTGTCTGTCGGTGTATGTCCAATCCTTGTTCATATACCTCCTTCATTTGAGTAATATTGCCAACGTACGCAACAATCCTTGCTTCGATCTGAGACATATCTAAAGAGTAAATAATATGTCCCTCGTCAGCTACGTAATAGCTTAGCACGTCATGTGGTACGTTTTGTAGATTCGCTCCCGTACCAAAGATATTAGCACTACTCGAGATACGCGAGAATCGTGTGCCTACTGGATTATACGAGCATCTCATTCTACCATCAGCATCCACGTTATCCACGTCGAGAAACGTACTTGCTTTCTTTTGCAAGCGCCGAATCTCAAGTATCATACTGGCCTCACGGAATCCCTTATTAGCTATACGTGTTAATGCCTCCTCATCTACAGTAGGTTTACTACTCTTATTTAGGTACGGTGGTATACCGCGTTCTATATAGAAGTATTCAGCTACCTGTTGTGGACTAGCTAGGTTGAATTGCTTGCCAGTGAGTGAGTAAACTTGCTCGGTTAATTCATCAGCTTCTAGACGAGCGTTCCTTGCAGCGTATTCCATTCCTTCTTTATCTATCTTAATTCCACGCTCCATCATATAGCATAAAGGTGCTACTAGTTTTATCTGTCGCTCATATGCATCGTAATTACCACGCTCTTCTAACTCCGCGAGCTGTTTAGGAAATGCATCAGCACACACAATTGAGTCCAAACAATTGTAGTTCCATCCTTTACTATACTCTCCCACTCCTGTGAGCCAGAGTTTTCCATCTCTCTTATAGTATGGTACGTCTGTCCACATACTTGTGATAAACTCTAACGATTTCCCGCGGTATGTTTTGCCGCCAAAGTCTGGATAGAGAATATGCTGTGCGACCATAGTGTCAGCGACGATATTCCTGGTGCGTATGCCATACTTACGAAGTAGAAAGTGTGAATCAAATACTATATTCTGTCCTCCTTTCATCCAACGCTCATTAGAGAGCAGGTCCTCGATACTTAGCATTATTTTGTACTCTTGCTCAGCAGTAAAGTAATCACCATTTGCATCTACGAATGGAATACACAGGACTTCTCCAGGCGAAGTCGCAAAGCTTATACAACTTAGCTCCTGTGTTTTTGGAGTAAGTTCAATGTCGTAGTAGATGATGCTGCCGTTATCGGCAGCCATCTTACACTCTTCTAGCCAACTCATACAATCATAGTAATCTGGTTGAGTGCGTAATTTGCGATCAGTTAAACGAATCTCCGGAAATTCAGACTCAGCTTTAACCTTCTTTAGATCAATAGTGATAAGATACTTTGCCAGATACGCTGCAGGATTTGCAAGTACTTTTTCATCCGTGTAGACTGCAGCGTGGAGTGTAGGAATGACTTTACGTCCTGGAAGAAGAGTAGATTCAATAACACTGCTCCTCCAAGCATTAATACCCACTCTCCCAGTAAGTGCGAAAAGAGCAGTATTACCCATAGCAACAATAACATTAGCATGACATTCATTAAGTTCATCACGCAGTACCTCTAAGTACTTCTGACCTAGTGCTGTTACACCCGCTTTCTTTCCTTTCAGTTGAAAATAGCGATCTAATTCGAACTCAACATCCTTAACTACGTTTGTCAAGTAACACGTGCTACGTGCAATGCGTGCATTTTGTAGGCATTCATTCAAGTTCCTTCCTGCCGGACCCATAAATGGCTTACCATATTTAACTTCATAACGTGCTGGTTGCTCTCCTACGATTGCTATCTTAGCAGATAAGCTGCCATCTGAGCCTACTAGTTGAGTCATATAGTTTCCTTTCGTTGACTCGATAACGACAGTAGAACCTGAGCAGCGGCTTCCCAAGCGTGCTTTGCCTCTGGGCCGATCTCTTCCCAAGGGATAAATACATCACGAAATGTTGACGGCCGTGGATACCGCGCAGCGTTAAAAGCATCATAGATGATCTGACCAGGTGTAGGAATCTCAGTATCACTAGTCATTTATTACTCTTTCTATTAGCACGATAATCAGTTACTTTAGTTTGCGGCCCCATGACATCCTTAAGTTCAAGTGCTAATTTCTCCTCAGTTTCTCCATAGCATATCATTATAGTTATATCTGGTCCAGTTAATCCAAACTCGTTCAACTTAAATACTATTGGATCACCAGCTTTCAAACGCCTTACATTCTCTTCAGATATTCCAATTAGATAATGGTTACCTGATTGTCCTCGTATCACTTGGCTTCTACCTCTTGTATGAGTCTATTGATGTACGCATCACGAAAGTGTGAACTTAAGTCAAAGCCAATTGCTTTGTGTCCAAGTTCAAATGCAGTGCGTATTGTTACTCCTGATCCTGCGAACGGCACAAGTACATTTGATCCTGGCCATACAAAGGTATCAATGAGTTCTCTCATTAACGCTACTGGTCTTTCAGTTGGATGAATACGCTGGGATGGTGGGACTCCATTGAAGTTAAACACGTTACTTCTGCCCATTTTACGTACTTGAGGTGAGCCTTTTCTTCCATAGACAAACATCTCGTACGAATTTCCTAAGTTCGTATTCATACCTTGTGCTTGTCCTTGACTATTTCCCTTAACCCATATTCCAGGAATGGAACACGTCGCGAACTTAGCGCGCTGCATCGAACTAAGTACTCGTGCTATGTGCTCAGGCCCACACCAGATGATTATGAAGCTGTTATCTGCAGCCAGTCGATAGCACTCATCTGTCAGTTTGTTTAGGAATGCTAAATAATCTACATTACTAATTTCTTTGTAGTCATGTTGAAGTGCGCCGTCGCTCTCACCATCAGCTCTCTGCTCTTGTAGATCAATTCCGTAGGGTGGATCACACTCTATAAATGAGAACTGATTTCCTTCTAGTGTATTATCGAAGAAATCACCTACTACATATGCACTGAGTGGATCATCAGGACTGGACATGCGACCAGATAGAACTGCATCCTTTCGTGCTTCTGCAACAGCAACTTTATTCGTCATTACATTAGCGAAGCGTGAGAGCTTCTTCATTGCTGCTGACTTATTCTTCTCCTTATCAAGTTCAAGTTCAGGTAAGAGACGCATAGCCTCAGCTAGTTTCATATCCTGAATAACTGTAGCATGACTGACACCAAGTTGACGTGCCGTATCACGAATAGAGTGGCCTGGTGCGTCTGCACTACGTGCCACTTTCTGGCCGTGAATTTGTACCAGTGTTAGATGTAAGCGCTCCTTCATCTTCACTTCTTCATCGTAGTTCAAATTAAGCCTGTCGAGATTCTCGAATAGCTCAACAGCTGCAAGTTCCAGTTCTGTCATTGGCTTGTTATATATACGACAGCTAATCTCTGTCCATTTAAGTGCAGTACATGCCAGGAATCGTCTACCTCCAGCAATCAGTTTGTATGGTGGTTCTCCATTAGGTGAGTACACAGCAATTGGGTGAATTAATCCGTACTTCTCGATAGAAGTCATAAAGTCCTGAATAATGCCGTAGGACTGACGACCACGTGATTCCATTGCCGCATCAATTTGCTCCATTGGTACGATGCGTAAAATTCCTAGATTGATAGTAGGCATTTACAAAAGCTCCTGTTGGCGCTTGGCCATTAAAGTGTAGTACAACTCTGCTAATTGTTTCTCACTTAGCTTAGCTATAGCAGATTCAGTTGGAACTTTAGACTTCTTTTCACGCACCGGCTTATCAGGTACGAAGTGACGGCGCTCACGTATAGATAGGATTAATTGAAGGCCTGTTTCTTCGTCTAATGAAGATAGGCTGGATATAGGTAGGTTATCTAAAGTAGCCATATTTATCCTCGCGGCCGTCTTTCCTTCGAGGCCTAGAGAGTGTACGTGCTTAGTGTCTCACTGTCAAGACTCACTACGTTCGGCCCCTAAGAAGGGGCAACTTGACAGATCGACAGTCGCACTTCCACGGGAGTTGGCCTCTTCGGAAGAAACGTCCTCCGGCCTGGAAGTAAGAGGCTTTCACTGGCGGAGTACCAGCGACGCACGTTGTGCTGCACCACACCAGTTCGGTTAAAACTTAACCTCAGCACTGTTCACCTGCTTGTCTCATGTAGTCCTGAACCATCCTCCTATAACTCACTTCACGACTCAGCATTGCTAGCACGAAGTAGGGCCCGAACTCATCTAGCATAACGATGGCATCGTCGACAATTACTGAAAACATTCGCTTGAGCATGCCGTGCTCGAGATGTAACTTCAGTTTATTGTACTGTTCATCAGATACCTCAAAGGTTACTCGATGTGTATAGGGCTTGTTCATAGCGTATCCTTACCACACGCGCCACAGAATACCTAGAATGATAGTTGCAATTATTCCTCGTACAACACGCGATTCAACTACGGAATGCTCAGCTATATTCTTGAGTACATATACTTCACTCTTTATTGTTAGTACCTCATTCGTAATTATACGTAGCTGATTATCATAGGCTGCAATAGCTTCAGCGGCTGCTCTTGCCTTAGATTCGCTAGAGCCAGCCTCGATTAGTGCATCATATATCTCCGCTAACATGAGTGCCAACTAATTGCTCCTTTCCGCAGTTTCGGTTAAAGTTCAACCGTACTGATTGGTCGATGCTACCAGGCCAGCACACTATTCTGTAGCCAACAAGAAGAGTTGCACCAGTGTACGGAACTTGAAGCACGTGCTGGCTCACGTGTGTAGGGAAAGTGGACGGGCTGCACCAACTCTTGTGAGTTACCGGCTGAACAACCCGTTTCCACTTCCTTACCTGAGTGACTTAGCGCGTGTCACGCGCAATCTATTGTTGTTTCAGGAATCTATTTACCTCATTAGAGTCACCGTACTTAGCATCGCTGCGTACACCTAAAATACTCCATCCTTCCTTACCTAGCCAATCGCTAGTGTCATTTGATGCTGTTTTGTCTATGCCGAACGCCTCACAGAAATCAGATAGAAACTGCTTCAGCATAGCAACACGCTTTGGTGGCATATTACCCTTAGGGAAATGGCACTGCCAATATACTTCCTTCACCTCAGGCTCATCAGCTACATCCATCCGTACTTGAAGCATGAGATCGTTATTACGGTCGGGCTTGGTGCTAACGTCGAGTATCCTCAACTTAGCCTCAGTACCAGCTGGCAGTATCTTTAGTTCTGGAATGTTGCCGAGATCATATTCACTGAAATCAATAATAGGCATTGTCTTTGCTCCGTTAATTACAGTTGATTTAGGTTCTTCAGCAACTTCACCTTTCATGAGTTGAGGTTCTGGGCCTTTGAAATCTGCATCAGTTGGATGCGCACTACGCTTGCGTGGCATTACTTTAGTCCTCTTTCTTGCTGTTCTTCAGCTCTATGAGTGTCTTATGAAGCCTATCTAAATCCTCCATAGGTACAAGTGCCCAAGAAAAATCAGCATGATAAGGTTGAACTTGATCTAACAGTCGCCTTGCATCGCTGTATAGCTTGCGTGTTAGGTTGTAGGTACGACGTTCTATTTCCATTACGGGCTCACTTTCTGTGCTTCTATTTCTGCCTCCATTTGTTCCTTATTCAGATCACGCACTTGTTTGGTTATCAAATTAAGTGCTTTGAAGTTACCATCTGGAAATGGTACATACATTACGTGATTTACAGTGCGCATAACACAGTAGTCATCTTCATCAGTTACGCGTACTTCTGGAAATACTAAGTGCTGCAGCTCACAGTACTTGTATACTTCTTCAGATGTTCGCAACTTTACTTTTGGCATATATTCTCCATCTATTTTCATGAAGCAGTATCCATAGTACACTACTTACTCCCAAACAAGCTAAGTTTGTCTTTAGTATCAAAACCGCACTTGGTTAGTATCTTCTTAATATCTGGTACCTCAAACGTGTCGAGTTTGCCTGCCGCAATGCTGCTACTAGCTATATACTTACCTGTACGTTGAGTGAGTATCTGATACTCAACTCCACTCGCTGTTTGCTTGGTGTGAGCTATCCACTTCTCTGTGAACAGCAATGGAATAATAGTTACTCCTTTCCCAGTGGTCATGTAGCGGTACTCGACACTACCTAGTACTTCGTCCTTGATTGGCTCAATGTGGCCAGTAATAATTACATCGCATGGCAATGCAAGTATACGCTTGAACCAATTATGGATGAGTACTTTTTGTGGTACGTAATCATGTGTGAAGCGTGGTGCCTGTCCTGTTAGGTTTGCTGCTTTGAGTATTGAGTTCATAATGGCCTCAGCAAACATTGTACTTGAATCAAGCATGTACGTACCGAAGTTCTCGAAGTACTTATCCTTCTCTCGCGCCTCAAAGTTCTTGCACCACTCGGCGAACATCTTGGGTACTTTAGGATCCTCATTCTCGTACTGTGTATCTACTACTATATCTCCTTTCAATATGTACTCACGCAGGCACAGTGTTCCACTAGGATCAAATGAATCTATATGTACAGGCTTACGTGCAGTACGTGCAATAAAAGTTTTTCCAGTTCCTGTTTCACCCATCAGCAATAAGTTGAATGAGTGTTGCTTTGGGTCTTCCTTGTACAAGTTACGTAATCGCTCAGCTTCGAGACGTGCATCAAGTGGCATTATTCAGATTCCTCTTCTATTTCCACTTCTATTGTACCTGTTCCATTACAGCGATCACAGTCATCTTGCTCACCTTCGTTGTCTTCAAAGTAACCAAAGCCCTCACATATTGGACAGCGCATTTTCTCTTTACTCATTAATTACCTTCCATTTGCAGCGTCATCACCACGCTGTTCTTGTAGCAATTTAACAACTACTTCTTGCAATACCAGTGTACGCGCGAGTATATCACGAAGTAATTGTATATTAGCTTCATGATTGGAAACTGCACGTTCGAGTAGAGCAATTCTATGCTCATGCTCCTCAAGTGGCGTCATTAGTTACTTGCTCCTTAGTTAAGTCAATGAACTGTTTAGCACCACTATCTACTCGAGGGTCCCACACTTCATGCCTGAAGCCCATTGGCACATCAGCACAACGGGTCAAAGGGTTTGACCAGGCTGTACAGAAGTCGAAGAATGCACACTTACGTCCAAAGTTAAAGCATGCCTTCTCGTTCATAGGAAAGCTGCGCATGGCAGGACTTTCAGTGTTCTCGGTTTCTGTAAGAAACCTCATGTCGTACTGTAATGAGTCGTACCAGTTAGTCTGGCTTGTGAGCCACGCCTGCATCTGACTCAAACTCTTCTCAACGATAGCTTCATCGAACTCGCTCGGCTTAGCTTTGTAGAAGAAGCTGCATCGTACACGTATACCGCCAACTGAATTGGGGCCGCCATCTCCACCACCAAATAAACAGTAGAGTACATGTAGATAGGTAAGCATCTGCGTGCTTAGTAACCACTGCTCTTGCCAGTTGCCCATCCTACGCTGCGATGTTTTGTGGTCAAGGCACACTACCTTATCATCACGTCTTCTTTGCAGTAATGCATCAATCTTGAAGAACATAGGACTATCAGGTGCTATAAGAACTGTGCCACCTATTTCAGTGCCAAGCACTAGGTACTCTTGAGCATCAGTCCTGAAGCGTTGTGCATACTGTACTAATGTCTTCATAGCATTAGCCGGGTCTTTTGGAGCAAATAAACCGTCGCTCTCATCGTCCAGCTTCATACGATACGAATTATAGAATAGGTAACATGCTTCCTCAACTGATTCCTTAGAATACTGGTGGTTGAGTAAGTGCTCAACTGCTAAATGCCAACAACCTCCAAAATGTAAGTGATTATTAGTATAGTCCTCTCGCCACTGCAATACATGCTCGTAGAAGTACTTACGTGGACAGGACATATATACTGACAACTTTGAGGGATCAATGACACTCCAGGTATCCTGCTCAGGAATTATGTCTAACAACTTCATCTAATTCTTTCTCCACTTGTTCAATTGAGTCTAACATAACTGTACGCTTTACGTATTTATCAGTAGCGGCGTCGAATAGTAATAGGTTCAACCTCCTGTGTTTGAGTGCAAAGATCACGCACACTATTGAGCACATGACTGACAGGCCTGTTATGACTATGTGGTCTTCTGGTTCACTGTCAGCCATACGTGGCAGGAACTCGCGCAGCATGTTACTGACAGCTGTTCGTCCTACTGGCTCGTTAGATAGGAATATAAGCTCACCATGTTGTGCAGCTGAATTCCAATCGTGAAAACCTTTAGCTACTACGTACACTTTCTTCACTTGTTCTCCTAGTTATACCATTTAAGTAACAACTCCTGCTCGTTTGGCCAGTAAAATATAGGCTTGTTTGCACGAGCAAAGTAATGGTACTCGTTTGTTGCCCCCTCACTTTGTTCCCAGCCAGGCAATAACAGCATCACATCACACTTGGCTAGAATCACTATGTCCATATTGTAGAAGAAAGCAGCTGGTACATCAGGTGCTAGATCATCGAAGTATGCACTATTCATGTGAGGACAGAAATAGTAGATGCCGCTACGAGCACACCACACAGCTGCATTAATTGCTGCATCAATGTTAGCACGCTTCTGCTTACTATCACTTGAAGTGTACGGACCAGCGATATATATGAGTTTATGTTGTGCCATTCTCAGCTTCTCCACCATCGTGGCGTTGTAGCAGTTGAATAATCAGTGCTTGACCTTCCTTGAGTTCGTAGATAACGCCATCCATCTTAACAATCAAAGCAGTTAAATACCTGATTATATTCTCGTGACTAGCTAACTGCGCATTGAAGTCTTCGTCCACTTACTGTTTCCTTTAGGGCTGGCCATAGTTAGCACCAGCCCGTGTTACGGTTAAACTTTAACCTTAGCGATCACGCCGCCTGCGTGCGTCAGCTGGATTGTACTCTGCTTGTGTATCAGCTGGAGTAGAATCACCATTTACGCCGGCTGTGATAGCAGCAATATCTTCTGCTGTTGGCTCAGCCTCAGGCTCAGGAGCAGGTGTAGGTACTGATTCACCACGCTTGGCAAAGCGCTCCTGAATAAGCCGCAGGATTTCTTCCTGACGCTCAGGAGTCCAATCATCGAAGTTCTCACTGATAACTTTGACAGGATCGACTGTCTTGACAGCAGATAAACCACTTACCTTCACACCAGGCTTCCAGCCACTCATATCGTTCTGGATACGCTCAGCTGTCAGGCCAGCAGAAAGCATCTTACGTGCGTTTGCCTGAGCAGCAATCGTGAGTGCGCGCTTAAACAATTCGTGCACATTATCAGCACCGTATGCGTTTACTGCTTCTTCTACAGTCTCAGAGAAATCGTAGGAGAATTCCATCTCAGGCTTGCCAGTGGTCTTTACGCTAACTTGTTCGGTCTTCATTGAATTACCTTTCTCGCGACAGTGTCACATAGTAGTTAGATGAATACAGTTTTCCAGCATCCTTCAGGAGTTAGATTATTGTTGCACCACCTTTCACTGTAAGAGAGTATATCAGATTCAAATCGCTTTGTCAAGTTTTATTTTGCTTACTTGTTAATTTTGAGTCGATAGATACTCCTTATATAGTTTAGCTCGCAGAACCAGCGCTTCATTAGCTGGGTCAAGGTACGTTAGGTCTTTATACTCAACCATTGTAAGTGAACCATTAAGAAACTGTGCTTCTTTACCATGTACGCTTAACGCTCGACGTGCATAGCATCCAGCACACAAGAACATCTTATCTAGAAAGTAGACTGGATTGCCACTACTAATGCAGTCGTGCTCCATTACCATCCTTTCAGCGCTTCATTTATGCCTGGTGATCTTTGAGCATTTGCTCATGCTGTACTTGAGTCTGGCGTAATGATACACTAATATCATGCATCGTGACAATCGCCTGAGCGGCAACTAAAATTAGTGCGCCAGAGAGCACTAAGTAAATTACTAACATAATGCGGTCCATGGTAGTAAGCATAAACTACTTTTTCAGCCTCGCTTCTATCATTTTCAGTACATTCTCGAGTTGATCTTCGCTAACTGCATTGACGATAGTTACAGGATTATACTTCTCACGCGATGCACGTGTTGTGCGAGTCTTATTCACCTTAGTTACTTCTTTTTTAGGCTTCAGTGGCAGCTTGTATTCTCGTACTTGCCATGTCAGCGATCTTGCACCAACGAACTTCTG